ATAAAACTATGAACAAAGAACTTATCGAAAAACTAGCTAACGAAAGACTAGAAGAAATCGCACAAGAACACACTTGCCTTGAATTTGAAGCAGAAGAACTTATCGAACTATTAGATGAACTAGATGAAGATGATGAAGAGGAAGAAATTACAATAACTGAATGAGAACTTGAATTAACTCCAGAACAAAGCAAAGAAGTTTCAAAGTTATTGAATAAACTATTTAAATAAACAGAAATATGAAATTCATTCTAATTAAACTCCATCAGCATCTAGAAGACAAGATATACTGATCACACAACTCTAAAATATACTTAGAGTATAAGACTAATATGGAGTTAATAGAATGAATAATATATTTCACAAAACAATTAATTAAATACTAAACTATGCAAAACAAAACACCTTTCGATTGGTTTGAAGAATATCAATGAGATATGGATTGATTTGAATGAGTAAAACTTTACGATATGCTTACTGAAGAAGAAGAAGAAGAATTTCAAGAAGCTATTGCAAATAAAAATGTTGTAGAAATGTATGATGCAGTTGTAGATATTATTTGGGTTAGAGCTTGAGTTAAATATTTTTACAATAAATGGGAGTGAAAACCTGCTTTAAAAGAAGGTGATTTCGATGATTTTTATTACAATGACTGTGATTATATTGTAAGTATGTTCTGATTAGATTGTGTAAATGAATGTTTACAAGAAGTTTTAAGAAGTAACTTTACTAAATCAAAAGAACTTGCTAAAGATTGAGATAAAATATGAAAGGTTATTAAATGACCTAACTATTCTAGACCAAACCTAGAACCTATTTTAAAAGAATATTGAATGTTATAATGGACATTATAGAACTAATAATTATGGTATGAGTAATTGGTAATCTAATTGTCCAATGAACTTGGTTTTATCTAGATAAATTTAAAAAATAAACTTATGAAAATAATTTCAAAAGAAATCAAAGATTGTAAGAATAAAGATTGATCTGATACTAAAGTATTAGAGATAAACTATTCTCACAAAGGAGAAACTTGAAAAATACTTATTAAAGATTTTTTACCAGAAGATGAAGAGAATGTTATAAAACAACTTCATAAACATGTAAAAGAACTTTACAACAATAAAGATAAATGATTTGAATTAGATGAAACCAAAGATATTATAGAAATTAATGAATAGAATATGAAGAAAAGTAATGCTTGAAGAAAGACAGTTTTAACTGAAGAAATACTTGCTAAATTAGAAGAATGATTTTTAATGTCATTAACTGATGAAGAATGCTGTTTATTTGCATGAATAAATCCTTCAACTCTTTATAGATATATTGAAAAGAATCCAGAATTTAGCGAGAGAAAAGAGCTATTGAAGAAACAGCCTAATATAAAGGCTAAGATTAACTGGAAAGATAAAATAAACTCTTGAGATTATCATGCATCTAAAGAATGGCTTGAAAGAAAGAGTAAATCAGAATTTAGTCTTAAACAAGAAATACAACAAGAGAACACTAATCTAGATGTTTCAGAATGATTAACAGAAGAACAGAAGAAAATGATGGCTGAAAGGTTTATGAAAGTAGAAAATACCAAAAAATAGAAATGGCTTAAACTACACTTAATCTTAACTTCTTACACGGAGAATATCAAATATATTTTATGGAATTAACAACAGCACAACAATCACAGTTTTTTAAAGAACAAGCTCAGAAAGACCTTCTGAGTTTTGCTGTTTATAACGATAAGTTCTTCCAGATTGTTAAGATACATGAATTAATGGCTGATGCTTTAATGAAAGTAGAATCTTGAGAGATTAAGAAACTAATTCTTGAACTTCCTCCTAGATCTTGAAAATCAAGAATATCTTGAGAGTTTATTGCTTGGCTCATGTGAAGAAATCCAAATAAAGATGTATTACTTACAGGACATAGTTCAAGTTTATTAGAAACCTTTTCAAGAACTATTAGAAACAGAATAGATTCAGAAGAATATAAATCATTATTTCCAGAAGTAAGATTAGCTGATTGAAATACAGCAGTTAAATCTTGGAAGACAAATCAATGATGAGAGTTTTCTATATTCTGAGTTGGTTGATGAATTACTTGAAAATGATGACATTATATAATTATTGATGATCCATATTCATGAAGAGAAGATGCTGAATCACAAACTATCAAAGATAAGACTTGGGATTGGTATAAATCAACTCTATTATCAAGAAGACAAAATGAAGACTCAGCAATTATTGTAATTATGCAAAGATGGGCTGAAGATGATTTAGTTTGACAAATACTAGAAGATGATAAGAAGTGAGAATGGACTGAAATTAAAATCCCAGCAATTAATGATAATTGAGAAAGTTTCTGGCCTGAGAAATTCTCAATAGATTATTTAGAAGAGATGAGAAGTGAAATTTGAGAATACTTCTTTATGAGTCAATACCAACAAGATCCAGTAAATGAATGATGATGAAGTTTTAAGAAAGAATACTTTAATTACTGTGAAGATGCTGAAATCGAATGAAGATTATCAAGATTAAACATTACATCATTTCTTGATCCAGCAATTAGTAAATCACAAGAAGCAGATAACACTGCAATTGTTACAGTTTGAACTGATCCTGAATCTAACCTAGTTTATTTACTAGAAGTTAAAAAGATTAAAGAAGAGCCAGACTGAATTATTGATGAAGTGTTTGCAACTACTGATAAATATAAGAATGCTTGAAAGTCTTATAGAATGTGAATAGAGGTTGTACAATATCAAAAGATGCTAGCTTTAGAGATTAAGAAGCAACAAAGAATAAGAGATAAGTTTTTTCTATTAGAAGAAGTAAGACCTCAATGAGAGAAAGAAGCAAGAATTAAATCTGCTTTACAATGAAGATATTCTTCAGCAACTATTATTCACAATAAGTCTATTGATAATATTTGAGCATTAGAAACTGAACTATTAAAGTTTCCTAACTGAAAACATGATGATATGATTGATGCATTAGCTTCTGCTGTTACATTAACTACAGTAAATAATGTTAAAAAGACTAAAATCTATTCGCCTGATTATATCTAGTTTGATTTCTTCAGCTAAATAAATATTATATATTCAACAACAACTAATCTAATATATGAACTTAGACCAACTAACAACACAGGTTCAAAATGAATATCAACAATGATTTGATCATATTAGACAGAAGAGAGAGAACAAAAGAGATGTTCTTGATAAACTTCTGCCAACTGATATTCCTGAATGACAAGTAAGAATTAACTTACTTTGGAAGAACCTACAACTAGAAAGAGCTTTATTTGTTTCAGATAAACTTTCAGTGAAATACATTTCTAACGATAATGTACTTTGAAAAGAAATCATGAAGAATGCAAATCAAGTTATCGAATATGATGATATTGATATGTGCTTAGATGAACAAAGAGAAGATATTGTAGATTACAATGCTCTTTATTGAGTAGCAATCACAACAGTAGATAATTATGACGATGAAGAACAACAACCAATTTCTTCAGTTATTTCTCCATTAGCAGTTGTACCAGATCCAAAAAACTGGAGATGATCTAAAATGAGATTTATCTGATTTGAAAGAAGATTAACAATGGATTATCTTGAAACAGCTCCTTGATTTCAAAATGTAGACAAAATTATTCCTTGATCTACTTCTCATGAATTAATGCAAAATGATAGAGCTTCTGATAATGCTAACTGATTAAATTATCAATCAGAACAAGAATGACTTGTAGATGTTTATGATCATTACACAACTCATAACTGAAAGAAAGTTTTAACTACTTGGGCAAACTGAAGATCAACTCTTATAAGATATGTAGAGCTTGAAGCATTAACTAATGTAGAGAAATTAAATCCAAATAAGATTCAATTTCCAGTACAAATTCATAGAAGAAAGAATAAACCTTGAGACTTTTTCTGAGTTTCTATTGCTGATGAAGTATTACAATACCAAGATATTGCCAGTCAATTATTTAACTTGCAATTAATTCAAGCAAGACAAAATGCTTTATGACCAGATAAATATGTTGATTCTAATTTATGAATTGATATTGCTAGTCTTTCTAAGAAAACACCTTGATGAAGAATAATCCCAGTAGAAAACTCTGTATGAACTAATATTGCTAACTGAGTATTTACAGACTTTGCAGTAAATCCTTCTCAGTTTCCAACTCAAATTATTGATTCAGTTGAAGATTACTCTAAACAAATTACTTGAGCTTGAGATATTGCTTTCTGATCTTCACCATCTTGAAGTCAAACTAAAGCAGAGGTTCAAGCATTAATGGCAAACTCTACTCAATTATTATGAACTGTTGCAGATAATTATCTTAAAGGTCAAAGAGATTACTTTATGGCTCATTATAGAAGTTATGCAATGAATATGTGAAAGAAAGATGCTAAAGTTATTTCACTTTACCAAAAATGAAATGCTAAATCTCTTGAACTTAAAAAGAATGACTTTATTGCTGATTGAAAAGTTCAAGTTATAGTTGAGAGTAAATCTAAAATGGATAAAGAGAATGAGAAGAACTCAGCTAAATTAACTGTTTTAGCTAATCTTTACCTTGCTAATATGACTCCTTGATACTCAATGAATGAGTTCCTAAGAAAGATTTGAAATTCTCAATGAATTACAAACTTTGAAGCAGAAGATTATATTGAAAAAACTGTTGATGAAATCCAAGCTGAAAGATGACTTGAATTACTTAACAGAAATAAAGATGTTAGATGACCTGAAGCATGACAAGATCTTAGAACTTATCTTGCAATTTACAACCAAGCTATTGATACACCAGCTAAAACTAGAGCAATATTTGCTTATGAACAAGCTCTTATTGAAGAAAAAGAAGCTATGTGAATTGAAGAATGAATACAACAATGACAATGAAATGCTCAAAGTGCTGCAATGTGAATGAATCAAATATCACAACAATGAAATCAACAAGCTTGAATTACAGCATCAATTTAAAATAAAACTATGTTAAAACTATCAAAAGACCAAAAAGAAGCTCTTAAATCACTAGTGAATCATCCTTGATGGGATGTTTTAGAGCTGTTAGTAGAAGATTCAGAAGTAAAGCTGTGAAAAGCTTTACTCTCTACTGATTTAACTGACACTAAAAATCTAGATGTTATAAAGAAGAATCAAATATTTGTAGAAGCAAGAAGGACATTTATTAATAATGTTAAAAAACATTCTAGAGATGTAATAAATCCTATTGATCAACTATTATAGTTAATTGCACTCCAACCCTCAAAAGTATAAGACAGAATCTTTTAAGATAAATTATCTAGTTTGTAAAATTACAAGCTAGATTTTTTAAAAGAAAAGGAAAGAAAGAAAAAGCCTACAAAAAGAAAGAAAGAAAAGAAAAAGATTGTCTTATACTTCGTCGGGTTATCGTTTATTTACTATTTTCAATAAAAGTCCTTCTTTGTTTGCCTTGTGTGGATAAAGCTCTCCATTAGCTTTATGAGATGCAAGCAGGAATTAAATCCCTGCAAGTCCTCCTCAGGATGTAAACATTGAAAGAAAAACACCCTAATTCCAGATGATTTGGTGAATATAGATTGTCCTTATTGGACTCCAACTCACCTGGAATTAAAGTGTTGATGTTTTCTATATTCAAATAGAGTTTAAATAATTATTTTTAGATAGTCAAGTTAATTTGACAATAAAATCAAAATAACTATATTTAAAGC